ACGTATAGAGTAGGTAACTATCTGTCCCATACCTTTCATCTTACCGAACCTTGGAAAGTTTAACAAGATTGCAAAGCTGCTGAACAATTGTAGTCCTTCGGTAAAAGCTGAATAAACTGCTAAAGTTTTTGCAATACTCTTCTTATCTTTCTTGACAGTCTTAATATTATGTACGTACTCGTGTTTATCTGCCATCTCTTCGTACTCTGCAAAAGCTTTGTACTCTATCTCAGGCATACCAACTGTATCAAGCAGTAAGCTGTATGCATGTTGATGAATAGACTCCATGTTTGCAAACGAACCCATCATCATTCTAGCTTCCGGCTTTCTAAAGATACGCATGTATCTGTCAACATAACCTGCACCAACATCTACATCAGATTGAGTAAACAATCTAAAGATTTGTGTAAGTAAATTCTTTTCTTTTGGGTCTAACTCTTGCCAATCTTTGACATCAGTGTGTAACGGTACTGACTCCGGCATCCAATGCATTTGGTTTTGTAAGACATAGTAGTCAAACATCCAAGGGTTATCAAAAGGTTTGTAATAATCTCTTGTATCTAATAAGCTCACTTGTTCTCCTCGTTAAATCTTTTAACTAAATATTTTAAATTTTCAATTACGTATCCTGCGTAATCTTTTGTTTTTGCGAATGGATTATTATTTTCATCACAATAATCTAACCACATCCTACTTGTAAAGCCTGAAAACTTCTGACTAAACACCTTGTCAAATTCTGATTGTTTCATATTAATCCTTTGGTAAATAAATTATTACAGCAGAGTTACATTTAGGACAACTTAAATTAGTTTCCATAACGTATTCATCGTTCTCATCTTCTATGTCGTGATCGCCACCCCATATTAGTTCTGTTCCACAATGCCAACAACCCATACTATCCCTCACAAGCTATACACTCAGCATCATCTAATTTGATACGTTGAACTTTAGTGTTTACGTTCTCTGCATTACGAGCAGCATTAGTTCTAAAGTAATACAAAGACTTTAGTTTATTCATCCCATACCAATGAACATCATTAACATACTGCATGTATTCATCATGTACTTCCTGTGTCTCTGTAGCTGTAGGAATAGTAAAGAAAAGATTAACTGACTGTGCTTGACATATAAACTCTTGACGTTTAGCAGCATGTTCTATAATCCATATTTGATCTATCTCATTAGCAGTCTTGAATATTTTTTTCTCATCATCTGTAAGAACATCAAGATGTTGTACTGAACCCTCATTACCTGCAATGTCTTTCCACAATGCAGTCAACTCATCTTTCTTTAATCCTTTGTCTTGAAGTATATCTTCTAGGTATTTGTTTTTAACTTGGAAAGAACCTGAGAGAGTTTTGTGCGTATAAACGTTAGCCCTGTATGGCTCAATCGAAGGAGACGTACCACCACATATGATGCTAGAAGAAGCATTAGGAGCAACAGCGAGTAGATGAGCATTACGCCTACCACTACCACTGACATCAGGTGACTCACCACGTTCATCAGCAAGTCGTTCAGTTGCTCTAAGCGAATGTCTCTTAATGTGTTTAAATGCTTTGTAATTAAAGCCCGTAGCGAAGATACCCTCAAAAGGAATGCTGCGTGATTGGAGATACGAATGGAATCCCATCGCACCAAGACCCAACGACCTTTCTCTGTAAGCAGAGTAGGCAGATTTAAGAAACCCTTCTTTGCCCGGCTTAATATGTTTTTGAAACCTTTTAAAATTTGCATTGTATTCTCCTAAGTTATTTGTATCCACAGCATTATCAATGTAATGTTGTAGTACGTTGTCAAGCATGGTAATTAAATCATCAATGAATAGAGGGTTCTCACTCCACTCATCAAAGTATTCTAAGTTTACGGAAGATAAACAACATACTGCTGTTCGTTCTTCGTTAGTAGGTAAAGTAATCTCAGAACATAGATTGCTCTGTTTGATTTCTAATCCTAAATCTTTTTGTTCTTTAGGTAATGCTTCATTACATGTGTCTATATTAATCATGTATGGCTCACCTGTCTCTGCTCTTGCATTGATGATCTGCCACCATAAGTCTCTAGCATTTACAATCTTAGTAGGCTCGTTAGTCTTAGGGTCAATCAATCTAAAGTCTGCATCTTCTTGTACAGCTTTTAAGAACTCATTGGTAATGTTGATACCATTATGAAGATTAAGATTCTTCCTGTTGATATCACCACCAGATTCTTTACGCATGTTAATGAACTCTTCAATCTCCGGATGAGATATATCCATGTAAGCTGCATAGCTTCCACGTCTTGTAGTGCCTTGATTGAAGGCTAACATCTGAGAGTCTACAACATGCATGAAAGGGATTGAACCAGTAGACTTACTACCGTGAGTAGTAGAAATACCATTACTCCTAATATCTCCCCAAAATCCACCGATACCTCCACCTGAACTTGCCAACCAAATATTCTCGTCATAGTGAGCAGATAAACCATCCCTGCTGTCAGGTACATAATTGAGGAAACAGCTAATAGGAAGACCACGACTTGTTCCCCCGTTACTAAGTATAGGAGTGCTAAACATGAACCAACAAGAGGAACTGTAGTGATAAAGTCTCTGAGCCAACTCAAAATCTGTGTGACCTTTGTAGGTTGCTCCGAAGACGGATGCTCTGGCAAATGCTTCTTGGGCATGTGTTTCATTCTCCCATAAGTATCTATCCTTGAGAGTGTCAAGGCTAAACTTATCTAATAGTTTTTCATTACTGTAATTAATTTTTATACCAAGATATTCCTTGATACCTACTTTATCATCTACCATTATGAGTTCTCTGTGTCGTGTACGTTAAGCATTATTATACCATAATGTAGTATTTTTAGCAAGTCTTTTCTGTTCTTTCCTTCTTTATTTCCATAACGTTTAGCGTACTTCATAATGTTACCAAGGGTAAAACCTTCTCCATGTCCAGAATCAATGATGATATCTGTTGCTTGATACTTATCAGAAGCATAGTGCTCACCATATGTACCATCAATATATTCTTTTAGTTCTTGTATTAATTGTCCTTCATTAAATTTATAGTTCATCGTTTCTCCAATCATCAGGTAAAGTATCTTCACTATACCATCTAAAGTTATTTGTTTCAGCCCATTCAGCATGTGTTCTTTTTGTTCCATCTTTTCTAACCTTTGCTCCCGGCATAGGAGAGAAAGGCTTTTGAAATAAGAACACTAATTCTGTATAGCTTTTGTTTAATGCTTCTCGTATATGTATGTACTTACTATACTCTGCATAATCCCAAAACCTACCTTTTGCTTCTAGTAAGATTGTCTTACCTTCTATCTTCTTTACAAAGTCTGGTTCGTATTTATGTTTAACAACATACTTGATAACATCCCAATGATGTTTCCAATCTTTAAGAATAGTTTGATGCATATCAAATTCCCATGCACTATCATATCCTTTAGGTACGTTGATCTTTTTAGGTCTAGGTTTTCTTGGTACTCTTCTAGGCATTAAGTTCTCCAAGCGTTAGCTGTGGATTACGCTTTACTTGTTTGTAAAACCACCTTAAACTATAAGCACTAAGTAGAAACTTATTGTTAGCAAAGATGTGAGTCTGTTCTGGCAAGAACTCATTAAGATTCTTTCTATTAATCTTAGATGTATCCTCTCCGTCTGGAACCATAGTTCTTAACCACTCAATGAGTAAGTCTTCTGCTCTACGTCTTAATTGTTTCGATCTTCTTCCACTCATATCTGTGTTACCTCTATAACTTTAGGTGGCTTAGGTGTTTGAGTTAAATATTTTAACCCATTAGAATATTTAAATACTCTTAAACCTTTACCTTCATTAGAATCTTTATGACATTCAAACTTGTGTCTGCAATACACACACTCTCTAGGTAGCTGCATGTTACCAGACTTACCGTCTGGAACAGGGCTGTAACATAGATCAGGTGGTGTTGCTAACTTCACAGCCTTCTTAATATCTGTAATCTTTTTCTTGATGTTAGGCTTGTCAAAGTTATCAGGTCTATACAAAGCTAACTCACCTGACTCTTTATTAAGAGCAAGGAATCCACCTTTGTCTGTCCCCTGTGCTTGTTCATACCCTGCAAGTTGAGCCATATAACCAAACATATCGTTCTCTGCTAGAGTACCATCCTTGAATTTTTTAAAAGCAAATCCGGAAGCTGTCTTAATATCAACAACCTCTCCATCGATAACACAATCCATATGTCCTTTGATTCCAGATACCTTGATCTCTTTCTGTTCATCAGTAACTGTATGTCCAGATAGCTTGATAAGAAATATAACTATCTCTTCAAGTAAATGTCCATATAAAAACTTAATGAATAAAGAAGGTGGCATCCTTTCTGGAGTACCTTCTGACTTCATATCAAACCATAACTGTCGTGACTTCCTACCTATGTTAGACATACGTAAAGTTGCATCACCTCTTGGTTCAGGGTGAGACCACTTGTAAAGTATCTCTTTCATAGACTCACCAAACTGGTCGATAGTCTCTGGGTCTAGATCAATATGCTCACCATCGGCAAGTACACCTATCTTATTATATATATCTTCGACTAATGTGTCAAGAGTTTTTTTAGATTTAGTCATATTATGTTCTCTGTCTGTGTTTTATCCAAGCCAATTTTCTTGTCACAGGATTAAACTGTAATAATTGTACACCTAATTTTTTTTGTATCTCATTACGACTTTGACATTTAGTTACTTTATTACCAGTTTTTTTATGTTGCTGTGGCTGTGCTGTTTTAACATCAACAAAAGTAGTTTCACCATCTTTCATTGCTATCATATCTATTGGTCCAGTACAACCTGTGTTTCTAAAAACTTCATAGCCATTATCCCACAGCCATGTAACTGCATAGTATTCAGCTAGGTCTCCCTTTCTACTACTATCATTAGGTTTAATATAATTCATATTTAATTCTTGTTGTTTAGTGTGTGTCACTCCAATTACCTCCTACTTTATATTCGCCATCCATTGGACAGCGTAGATTAAAATGTTCACCTGCTTCTATAATAGATTCCACAGCCATCTGTCCTACTTTGTTTGCTCTACAAGACATAACTTCTATCTGCCATTCATCGTGAATGTTAGCTACAAACTTATGTGGTGTACCACTAAGATGAAGCCTACCAGATAAAATACATAAAGCTTTCTTCATAAGAATAGCACCACCACCTTGAAGTAATGTGTTCAAAGCTGAATGTTTATTTCTTATGTACAACTTCCTACCATCTAATCCTTTGAGGAAATTTTTTGAAGCTGCTCTGTCAACTCGTTCCTTAAGAGACTTGTATGTTGGGAGACTACTAAGAAAGCGTTCTCGCAACTTCTTACC